GGCCGGCATCGGCCGGCGCGGACGCTTCGAGCGTGGCCGTCAGGTTCCGGTGATCATTCACCACGCGGATGGGCTGCGTGAAGTTCGGGTGGCGCAGCTCCAGCGTATGCAGGATCACCACGTCAGCCGGCGCGCTGGCGTAGGCTTCCTTGATGGCTTCAGACAGGGCGGGATCAGGCATCAGACCACCCCGGCATCAGTAAGGTCGGCGTCAGACATGATGGGACGGTTGCGCGTTTCCCACTTGCACGCCACGCGGTTAAGCGCAGCGCCGAGCGGCTGCGACTGCCAGGGCTCGACGAAGCGGGCTTCGACCGTGGTGAGCCCTTGCCCGTTTGCCATCGGCGCGTCGAACCACGCGGCGCCGGAATCGACGCGGTGCTCATACCAGGCCTCGAAGATCGCCATCTGCGACTGATCGAGCACGAACTCCATCGTGATCTCGGTCGGCGCTTGGGTGAAGCGGCGCCGCTGGCGCGCGGGACCGGCGTCCATGTCGGAGCGCACGAACGCGGCTTGCGGCGCGAGGCTGTAGCCGGCCAGCTGCGGCTTGGGAAGTTGCGGGGGCCAGTAAGCCATTATCGACGCGCTCCTGCTGCGGGATTCAGGCCGTAGCGCCCCTCGAGCATGGGCGCGAGCCCGCTGCCCTGGCCGATGCGCCGGCCCATCATCCCTTCGATTTTCTCGACCATGACCATAATCTGCGTGTTGCCGGCGGCGTCCGTGGTAGCAGTGCCGCTTGCGCGGGCCACGTCGCCTGCGGTGTTGTGCACGACGACGGACACCCTTGGTCCGCCGCCGCCCGTCATCGTCACCGGGATCGAGCGACCATCGGGAAGCGGCACATACGCCTCCGGTCGCGAGCCCTCGCCGTAGAGCGCAAGCTGCGGCGAGTTGGCGACTCCGCCAGCCGAGTACGCGCGCAGCGGCAGCGGCCCGGCGCTCGTCATTACGCCACCCTGCGCGAAGCCGAAGAAGCCGGCCACAGAGGCGCCGATGCTGCCCCAGTCCATTCCGCCCACGGCAGAGGCCAGCGGCCCGGTGATGTTGCGATAGACCAGCATCCTGGCGAGGTCGGAAAGCATGCTGTCGACCATGTCCGAGAACGACGACTTGCCCGTCAAGGCGAAGTCAACGATGGCGTCGGCCGACTCCTTGCCCCACCCTTCGATCGCTTTCTTGAGCTCTTCGAACTGGTTCTTTGCGTCGTCGGCGGCCGGCTTGATGTTGCCCAAGGCGCGCTGCGCCGCTTCTGCGTACTCGTCTGCGCTGATCGCCCCTTCGAGGTACGCGGCAGCAAGCAGCTGCATGTCCGCGCGCTGCTTCTCGAGCTCGGTCGTCCCAAGCAGGTCGGCGAGGCGCTTTTGCTGGTTGGCCAGATCCTCGGCGGCGATCGCCGCTTCGCCCTGCGCGGCAATCGTGACGCGCCACGCCTCGGGCATGCGCAGCCACTCGGGCGACATCATCACCTGCATCAGCTGCTGCTGCGTGCTACTCAGGTTCAGCCCGGATGTGGTGGCCGTCGCCTGCGCAGCGACAAGCGAATTCAGGGCGGATTCGTAGGCCTTGGCGGATTCGGTCAGCGGGTCGTACTCGGCCGCCTTGCGCCCGCCCTTCCCGCCACTGGTTCCGCCGCCCGAACCCGAGCCCGAACCCGACGTCGTGCTGATGTTCGGCGGGTTGTTCTGGCGAATCCATTCATTCTGCAGCTGGTCAATCTCGGCGTTGATCGCCGCGATGCGTCGCTCGATATCGGTGCGCGCGGTCGCGGCCACATCGCCACGCCGACCTTGAAGGCCCGCCAGATCGCCGCGCAAGCTCTCGCGCTCGGCGACAAGCGTATCGACGCGCATCCGTCCTTGCGGATTCAGGTATTGCCCGAAAATGGCAAAGTTCTTGGCGAGGTTATCCAGCCCTTGGCTTGCAAGGTTTGTCGCATCAAGGATTGCCTGCCCGACCCCGGCCTCGTTGATCGTGCGGAACAGCTCGTTCCAGCTATCACCAAGGTTCGACAGCGCGCCGTCGAGCGTCTTGGCGCGCTCGGCCATTGCCCCGGCAAAATCCTGGTCGCCGATGTTCTTGAGGTAGCGAGTGATCTCTTCGGAGGAGTTGCGGATCGTGGTCGAGACGCCGCGGAAGGTGAAGGTGACGCGATCGCCCTCCTTGCTCGACTTGATGCCGAATTCCTTGAGGCGCTCGAACTCGCCTGTTGCAGCATCCGCCACCGCCTCGATCATCTGATTGAGGTCTTTGCCCATCGCCGATGCGGTGTTGCCGTAGCTGCGCAGCGCAGCCTCGGAGGCGTCCAGGCCAAAGGCCTTCATCTTGATGAAGGCGTCGGTCACCTGCGCCAGATCGAACGGCGTTGTGGCGGCGAACTCCTTGATCCATTCGAACTCACGCGCGGCTGCGGCGCCGCTGCCGGTGACGGTCACCAGCGAGGCGTTCAGGACATCGAACTCGCGCTGCACTGCGATCAGCTTGCCGGCGAAAACGCCCGCCGAGACGCCCGCGAACACCGACTGCAGGGGTGCGGCCAGCTTGGCTGCACCATCGGCCAGCCCGGCGAGGCTTTGGTTGGCCTCGCGCGTGGCCTTCTTGATGCCTGTGGCGTCGCCTGTGATTCGAACCCGAACGTCGTTGCTCATGTCACCGCTCTGTTTTCGCGCTGCGCCCGCCAGATGCGCAGCAGTTCGCGCTCGATCACCTGAACCGCACGCATCAAGCTCATCCGCTCTTCGCGCTCAATGACGCCCGCCTCGGTCATCCAGGCCCATGCCTCGGCATAGATCAGACCACTGCGCCCGGCCATGCTGTGGCGCCACTGCGTCTCAAGCGACGACACCAACTCCAGCGCCGGCCAGTTCTCGGGATAGACCTCGGTCTCCGGGCTTCTGATCGGCGCTTCAGGCTTGATCCCGAACGCCGCTGCGGCCCCTTCGATCTCGTCCCGGTCCTCTTGGGTATCGCGCAGACCGGCCAGTGTCCGCGCGATCTCAATCAGTTTTTTCGCGGCGCTCCTTCGCACCCGTCACGGAATGCGCGCAGCACCGGGGAAAAGAAGACCTGTCCGTAGGCGGCGACGTACTCTTCGAGCGCGGCGAGCGAGTAAGGCTTTTCGAAGCCCCTCCAATCGACCACCACCTCGGCCATGTGCGCGGCGATCTTCTTGATCTGCGCTTCGCCGTTGAGCTTCGTGGACTCGACCGTCAGGCGCAGGAACTTGCGGCCGTACTCAACCTGGTCGGCCATCTTCAGCCAGCGGAATTGGACCTCGACGGCCGCCGGCTCCTCGCCGGGCGGCGCAATCTCGACAGGCGCCCAAAAGGTCGGACTCGGTTGCAGCTTGAACATGCGCCCTCCCTTACTTGCAGATGATCAGCAGTTCGTCGTTGCCGGCGCTGGGGATGATGCGCATGTCGAACTGCGTCATCGCAACGCCATCCACGTCGACCACAGTCGGGTTGGTGAGCTGCATCTTCGGCATCCAGATCAGCGCCTTCTTGCCGGCGGCGGTGCCGTGCTCGAGCGAAGCGGACTGCACCCTCGCGGCCGATACGTCGGAGCGGAACGCCACCTCGTCGGCGGCGCTCAGATCGAAGGTGATTTGCCCGGACGCCTGCCGGTCGGTGATCAGCACACGCTGCGCGCCGAGCACCTCCTGAAAGGCGACGCTGTTGCCCAGGCTCAGCGTGAAGCCGCGGCACGCATAGACCTCGCCACCGGTCACCGCGCCAGCGGCATAGGCGCCACCCAGGGTCATGCCGGCGCTGTTCGCGTTGCTGACCGCCTCGGGCATCTTCCACGCCGCGTAGTCGGGCGTGATCGGCGTCGCCGCGGCGCCGCCGCCATAGAGGCAGGTGAAGCTCCAGCGCAGGCGCGGAATCTCGCCCACGTTCACCGCAAGCTCAACCGTGCCGCGCGCGCCACCGACCTTGTAGCGCACGCCGTCGAGCACATAGCTGAAGGCGAGCGACTCGAAGGATGCAGACACCGGGTTGTAGACGACGTTGGTCGACGCGGTGATAGTCTGCGCCATGCCGCACCCGCGCAGCAGAGCACCCCATGCCGGCGCCGTGCCGGCAGTGCCAGAGGGCGCAAGCTCGGTTTCGAACGAGAGCGTCATGTGCTCGCCGACCGCGACCTCTTCGGATGCGCCAAAGTGCGGCCGGATCACGTCGCGCGGCTGATTGCCTGCAACGTAGGACAGCTGCACATTGGAAACTAGGAGCGCGTCCGATCCCGCGAACGTAGGCTCGACACCGTATTGCGTCTCGACCTTCGCCAGGATCAAGGTCTTGCGGATGAAGCGCTGAGTTTGGTTGATCGCCATTCGTTACTCCTTCGCGGGGGGCGCTGTCTTGATGGTCTGCCGGGGCTCAACTTCGGCGGAAACCTCGGCGCGCTCAGGCTCGGCGCGCACAATGCGGCCGTCAGCCGTGCGCAGCCACGAGCCGCCCGCCTCGGGGAGCGCTTCGGGCGTGGGTGTGGGGTTGCTCATGTCGGTGTCCATTCGAGCTGGCTTGCAAGCGTGCGGTGGCGCACGGACAGCAGCACCGTGGCGGCGGCGAACACGCCGTCGCCCTCTTCGTACTGCCACTGGATTTCGGGCTCCAGGCGCGCATCGATCACGCCCAAGGCCGGCGCCCGGAAAAGCGCCAAGCGCCCCCAGGTGTCGGCCAGGAGGGTGTCGATCGCATCGGCTGGATTCGTGCCCGCGGGGCCGCGGGCGTAGCACTCGACGGCGTAGTCGCTCACCCAGGTGTAAGTACCCAGGGTGAGGTCGTCGCCGCGGGCGCGTAGGTGGCGGATGACGATCGCGGCGCCGGAGGCCTTAACCGGCAGGGTGCGATTGATCATCACGCGGTCGGCTGGCAGCAGCGCCGGGGCGGCGGTCAGATGCGCCCGGATCGCGGTGGCGATGGCGCCGAAGGCGGTCATTCGCGCACCTCGGCCAGCTGCGCACGCATCATGTGCGGACCGATGCGCTGCGGCAGGCCCACGACTTGATAGCGCACGCTGTTGATCGTGAGCAGCGCCCCCTCGCTCAGATCCGCCGCGCTCGCCAGGTACTCGATGCGCATGTCGGCCATCTGCAGCATGTCGAGCGCGTCACCATCGATCGCATCAAACTCGGCGACGAAGATAGGTGCGGCATCGGGATAGACGACCACGTTCGAG